GTATGGTCTCGTTCCTCCACAGCTACTGTTGTAATCTCTGATGGAAGTGGTGTGTGTTCGGAAATTTGGATCAATGATGCTTCGTGTGCGTCTTGAATGGTCAAAACTTGTGTTTGGTCAATGATGGTGTCACTAGCTTCATCAGCTAGGTTGGTATTATTAATTTCGTTGGTGGTGGCTGTACTTTAAAATGAAAATGGACTGAGTACAATGGGTCCATAGTTGCAATAGAGGTCTTTTAGGCGCCAGGCGTGAATACGTCTCCTGTTAGTTAATACGGTTTGCTATTATTGCTCGATGCAAACTGTATGGTATGTTGTTTTCTACATTTATCCCTAACTTAGATAAATGCGGCACAAATCCTTTTGTCCATACTGATTCGTAGATTTGCTTAGGGTGATGAATTAACTCACGCTGAACAGTTAAACCGTTTACACGTAACTGCTCGCGTTTTAACATTGGGTCTTTTTCTTTGTCCCAATACATCATCTCGATCCAGACTTTGTAGTCTAACGGAGCGAAACAATAAGCCAATTCATCATCCCAAGCAAATCCACGCTTCAGGATGGTCAAATCTTCAACTTTCTTAAACTCTAATTCGGTGGTCTTGTCGTCGTTGGTGTATTTGTGTCCGTAACTAGTCAATTTAAGTCCTACATCGGTCGGGGTAATAATTTCGGCTATTTCGTCGTCAAACGCTACCAAGTTATCATCCCCATACACGAAAATTAAAACTTTGTTTCTTACTTCGAGAGCTAGTTGCGGTTGTCGTTCAAGTAGAAGTTCGGTGATTGCGGTCTCCATTAAACCTAAACCATAAATCGTGTTAATGACACTGGTCCAGGGGTTACCAGATGGTTGAGAATGGTCGAGTCGATACACAATTCCTTTGTGAATGTGCTGCGAATCAACCAATATCGACCATAAGGCAAACATTGATGGGTGGTATTCTTCAGGTATCTCTCCTATTTCTATGAGAGCATCAAGAACCGCAAACAACAAATCTCTTCTCAAATCTCCGTCGTAAGTGGTATAATCTCCTGCATAAGCTGTCTTCTTTCCTTTTGTCATGCTGAGTAGCAATCCATACAG